CCCTCAGAAGGGCGAGCAGGAGCGCGAGAAGCTAGAACGATTGCAGAGCGATTAAAGGCCATGTTACGAGTAGCAGCAGCAGTAATAGTAATTGCCTTGTCGCCAGAACCTTGAGCTACGCGCAATCCTGGAGCAGAAATAACAATAGTTGCGCCAGATACAGCAGCAGCACCAGTAACAACAACATACTTGTTAGTGTCACCAGCAAAGCTAATTACATCGCCATCAACAATAGTGCCAGTACCAGCAGCTTTAAGAACGATGCTTGTTTGGCCTACAGTGTGAGCAAGAGAACTTACAGCGTTAGATGAAGTACCAGCAACAGAGCTGTTAACTTGTGCAGATTCACGAATAGGCATGCCGTTGACATCAAGCAGTACGCCTTGACGCAAGATAGAGTCGCTACCAGCATCAGCAACACCAGCTTGCTTACCAAGAAGGTTAACGCCAGCAGAAGTATCAATTACTAGCTGGTTATCTTGCAAAGGAGCGCCGTTATCTTTCAGAATCTTCAAGACATTAGATGCATCGGTGTAATCGTTAGCAGTGCCAAAAGGGCTAGTGCCAGCGGTGCCGTATGCGCGAGAGAAAGTAGACTGCAAAGCACACAGATCAGTTTCTACTTCGTTGGTTACTGCGCGGATTGCTTGAGCGATTTTAGCAGCACGAACATTTTGGTATCCAGCGCCTTGCAGACCTAGTTGCTCATCACCGTTAAAACCAAACTCAGCAGCGCGAGACTTAGTGATTACGATGTCGGTAGAGCCAGAAGTCTGACCAGTAGGATCAGGAACAACCATTGCAGGGGAAATGTCAGACACGTTGCCAGCAGGCTCAACGTCAACACGAATGTTTTGACCGACAGCAGCAGTGTTTGCTGAAGCGTTCATAGTAGCAGATGGGATCATGCCCGTTAGTTCACGAGAAACCATGTCCAGTGCTTCGTAGATATCTGGCACAAGTGCCGTAATGTTATTAGCCATGTTAAATTACCTTTCAATTATCAGTTATAGTTCCGCCGGACTTCACAAATTCCATCCTTTTAACGGGGTTAAGTGCCTCAAACTCGGCACGACTTCTTACCTTTGTGGCACCGCCACTATTTGAGCCACCAGAAGCACCGCCACCTGATGATTGATTGCCTTTTAACAATGCAGCGTATCTTGCATCGTTTTTAAACTCATTCTTTAGGTCTTCAAATGAAGACACGGTTAGACTTCCATTAGCATCTGTAACTTTAACACCGTCATCATGGAACTTCAATCTGCGCCCAATAAACTCACTTAAAATCTCAGCATTTGCGCCGTCCGCAAGGTCAGCAGCTAACTTTAATGCGGTGCTATTTTTCTTCTCGTTTGCAACGCCTTGGCGAAGACTATCTAGCTCAGTAAGCGTACTTTCATACTTTTCTTGAGCTGACTTATGTAGTTGTTGGTAATCGCCCTGCTCTTTTGCTACCCGCTCTCGTTCTGCCGTTGATTCCGCCTCTATATCGCGCTTGGCTTGCTTTGCTCTCTTGGCTTCAGTCAACAACTCGTCCATTTTAGACTTCATTGATGCATTTTCTGCCATTAAAGCTGCCAACTCGCTGCTATTATCGGTTGAGCCGTTCTTAACTACTGTATCGGTTACTGTTTCTTCTTCACTCATCTTAATCACCTTTGGTCACAAACCAAGCAGCCACTGGCCGCTTATAAAACGGGAAGCAAAAGTGTGTTCTCACTCCCCAGTATAATAATAGTATAAGCTGTTACGTCAAAATCAACAAATTTATCCCTTTAATGGGTCAAATTCATTTGAATCTGTTGGTTTCTCTTCGGTCACAGCAGGGCTTTGCGTAGAAACATCGTTGTCAAGGTCTTCATCAGTGCGCTCATGTCTAATTAAGTTAGACTTGCGCATTAAATAGCGAACATCTGACTTAGAAATGACTCCACTTTCCATTAACTGAATGTTGGCCATCAATAACTGAGGGTCAATAGTGGCATCGTAGAACTGTTTGTTGACTTCAATTTCTGGTTCAGAGCTTCCGCCCATATACATCATTGACCATTCCAAACACTTCTTAAACCCAGACTCTACGTTCAGTATAATTGAGCCAAGCTTACTATTCTGCCCAGCAAACCGCATTTTAGCAGCTTCAGCAGTTTCTTCGCCGCCGCCGTCCTCAATAATACGGGTTCCAATCTTAACCATCTGCATTTCTTTCATTTCCATGCCTTTAAGCGGCATTTGGTTTGCACTTGCCTGCAATAAAGACGCTCCGCCACCTTCCGGCAGCAAGATAGCAGCTCTGGAGCCAAAAGATATGCCATGCGACATATTCTGGTCAACCCAAGATTGAGTTAGCCCCGAAAAAGTAGGGGTAGGCTGTCCAACAAGGAAAGATGACTCTTCGTAATCGGCAGAATTACGGTAATGAGAGATATTGATCTCGGCAATGTCATATAAAGGCGCTTTATCAATGGTTTCGTCATTATTAATTGATCCAATAAAGGAAAAGGGTATTTCGTCCCATAACGATCCATCGGATTGACGAGGGTATATGTCAGGCCCGCCCGCATACATTACTAGATCACCGTTTTCGTCATATAAGTTTTGAACATAAACGCCATCTTTAAGCATAAGAACGCGGTGATACATACACTCTTCGTAGTCAAAGCCATCTTCTGAGGGCTTGAGTGTAGGCTCTTGCAGTACAACCAAAGACAGCTTCTTAATGCCGCCGTATTTAGATGTTCTCCAGTTAATAATAGATTCGGCTGGATATGGCAATATGCTGGCCCGCAAATATAGAGCGGACACTTCGTAATCAGTCAATCCTTCTGGTGCAGACGGGTAATCAACTAAAAGTCCATACCTGCCAACCATTAGCGCGTCACTAGCCGCATCTTTAATCATCTGATCTAAAGACANNCCGTCACCGTTAGCGTCAACAAGCATGTAATCAATAGACTTGTCTAAACTGATAGTCGACAGCTTGCGGAAAACCATTCCAAGCATGCCTTCTTTTGTGTGGCCCGTAAAATTTACGAAGTTAGCCCTTTGTACATAGGCTTGGTATCGCAATTTGTTCTCCTCAGAGCCATCACTAGCATTTGGCGGCGGCAAATAAGCAGTGCCTTTTAGTGATCCAATAGCACTGTCAGATCCGCCAGCTCTAAGCTTAACGGCATAAGCGCCATCATCGCAGTCTCTTACTAGCCTCCACTTACTAAGGCATTTTTGGTATTCGGGATGTGTGCTATCTACTGGCATAATTTTTATCTCGCAAATCGGACTCTCAGGTCAGCCACGGGCTTAACCACTGGAATTTCAAAGGCTATGGGATATGTCCCCGCGTCAGGCAAGTGATCAAGGTTAGATTTCTTGTCAGGAGTTCCATTGTCATCATAAGCCAATTGCTCAAGGCATCTAGCGTAATCAGGACAGAGTGTATCGTTGACAAAAAGCCTGCCTTTATCAAAGGCTGTATTCGCAGCTAAAATCCTATCTTTCACAAACGGGTTAGCTTTATTCGCATAAACGGCAAACCCCGCGCTCTCTAATAATGATATGTCAGATATAGAGGCATCTACAGTTTTTCTACTCCGGCCACTGGCATCAGGGTAGATTCTTACAACGTGATTAGGATACTTTTCTTGTATAGCCCTAATCATTGCAGGGGTATCATAAATCCCCTTAAATTCATTAACGGCATGCCACTCATCTCCGTGAACAATATAAGCCACGGCAGACATATTGGTGACGTTAAAATCCATTCCTATACGAACTAAAGTCGAATCGTCAGCAGTCATGCTTGACCTGCATGCAATTCTATCATAGTTGTTAAAGACCGTTCCAGATTGCAGGTTAACAAACTTGCCCTCTAGATAAGCCGCCAAAAGGTTAGCAGGATAGATGTCCCTTAAACTCTGGACATAATCCTCTGGTAAATGCGGATTACTCATTGTAGACGCTTGGATTATTTCATATCCGGCTTTTGGGTCTTTTACCCAAGTGTTATACACAAACTTAAAGCCTTCAGGTGTAGTGGTAACTCCAATAGTGTTCTGCGCCCCACCTTCTTTGTTCTGCCTGTTTCTTGCTACGATTTGTCGCCACGCATAAGCCGCATCTTCAGCCTTCATGGTATCCAGCTCATCTACGTCAGCATCAGCATGCTCGTAACCAATAATACGATGTGGGGCATCCATAGACCGGAAATAGATTCTCCCGTATCCAGCAATCTCCAAATAATTAAGGGGCGACTTATAAAGCCTGTAGCCAATTCCCAATTGCTCTAAAGCCTGCTCAAATCGAGGAAAAGCAATCATGCGAATCAAATCGTAAGTAGGCGCGTAAAAACCTCTGTCCGTTTTAGGATTCTGGATTTTGCCTATGATAGAACGGTTAACAGCAGCGTCAGTCTTACCAGCACCAAACCCCGCCACTAGAGCAGGGTATTTAACGGTGGTAGTAATGTAATCAAACTGAGGAACTGTAGGGGTTATTGTATTCATTAGGTAGGCTGAATAATATTAATGCTAATAGGCTGCGCATTAGATTCGGCTTGTTCTTCTTTCCATCCGCCTTGAGTCTTCAAATAGAAGATGTTAGCAGTGACGTTACCATCCAAAGCCAACTGAACTAGGTTTTTACCCATAGACGCTATTTTAGCTGCCCGCCCAAATTCATAAGCCTTCCTAACTTCAGGCTGTCTCTTTTCAATATTACTTAAAGTCCTTTCTGTCATACCAAAATAAGCAGCAAGCTGACCTTTATTTAAAACACTAGCAAGGTCTTCTAACTCCCTAGTCATATCATAATCAAATACAATCAATGCTTTATCAGGGTTACCGCCCCCATCTCCTTGATTACCTTTCTTAGCCATCTTATATGCCTCTAAATTGCGTTCTAAGCCCTTTTAAAAGCTTACTGGATCGATTGTGTGAATATACAGCAAAGCCTTAGACAACGGAATAGACAAAGGAATAGATTAACTCTCGCATCCGAATTTATCGTCACAACCCTTTAAAAAGCTGGCCGTATTTTGGGTGGGGTCGGACGGATCTGACTGGATATGACCCCCCTGTACCCCCCCATGCGAATGAGAATCATTATCATTTAGGTCACCGGCATGGGTTAGCGTTTCGGTTCGGGTATCGACCTCGGCACACCACTCGATCAAAGCGGTTCGCATCGTCTGGCCAGCTTCAGGGATATCCAACAGCGCTCTCGTGATTCCGTCCAAGTGATCGACCAGATCCAGCCATTCATTATCGAGGCAATCTGTTAGCCGGTCGCTAATATTGATATTCTGTATCATGCCCATGGGTTAAGCCTCTGTTTCTGTTACTGTTTACGGTTCAAATAGTGTTCGATTTATCTTGATATTCAATGGCTAATCTCCGTCTTAATCTATCAATCCATCTCTTTCACTTATAACTAAATCGAATCAATCGCCCTAATAATAAGAATAAACTATCAATAACACAATGCTAATCCAACCAGACTCGATTTTTTTAGCTTATATATCAATATAATATTGTTTTTATATTGGTTTATTTGGTACAATCCT